TTACACAGACAGCTTCATAAACGCTTTTCTTAAGTTCTTCTCTTATTAAATTTTTAAAATCGTCTTTGTTGTTCATGCTAGACCCCTCGTGTTATAAATAGTGCGTAAGAATACATAATTTACATAAAAGCCCCCGACAAAAGTCGGGGGCTTTCTGGAGGGCTACAAAGAGACTTGCTCAGTTTTCTTTTGATATTTATGAACAATCTCTTCTTCTATCAACTCTACCACTCTTTCACGAAAGCGTTCACTACTATTTACTTTTTCAAGCCAATTTTTTGACTGAAATTTCTCAGTAGTGCCATCCTCGTGATGCAAAGTATACCAGGCACCTGATTGAGTTAAGCTATCGGAACCGATCAATGCTTCAAGCCAACTCTCTTTATCTCGGATACCAACATCACCTGCAAACATAATTTTAAAGTGACATCTTCTCCCTGACGTGCCAAACCGAGACTTCTCAAGCTTTACCTGTACTTGATATCCGACTCGATCTTCTCCGTCCATAATGAAAGAGGACTTGGCCTTGCGGCCGGTTAACCACACTCGCAAAGAATAAGCATAGTGCATAGCTTTACCACCAGGAGTAACATAAGGTGTTGTCATGATCTCCATTCTCTGTGCTGGATTTGATGCGATATTTGTTTTCAACTGGTTTAATACTAACAAAGTTGATTGTGTGTTCGCAATCGGCACAGTGAGCTTTGACATGCCCTTTGCCAAGATCCTAGCTTTGACGGCCATTGAAGACTGAGGATTGAAATCTCCTTCCACATCTGTAATCGCAGGAGTCAATGCTAAAGAGTCCCACACAAAGAGCATTTGGCTATCGTTAGAGCCCAACAACTCCTCGATTGTCTCTAGTACAAATTCAACGCTAGAAGCCTGAACATATAGAAACCTATCCAAATCAATACCAAGGCGCGACAACAAGCTTGGATCCACCGCAGACTCAGAATCAAAATAGACAACATCAATGCCCATTTTTTGAGCATTAGCTGCAATTTCTGCAGCCATCCAGGACTTGCCGGCGCCTTCCAGGCCAGCAATTTCTGTAATTTTGCCCACGGGTATACCAGCTTTTTTGCCACGACATATGATACTGTCTAGCCATGTTGAGCCGGTTGGTATCCACTGCTTAACTTCAGTCGGGTTTTCTTCTCTCAAGTCATGAGCAACGTCCAAACCCGCTTTTCTGTTTATGAGATTTCGCATGTCATCCATGCTAAGTTTCCCTAATTTTTTAGCTTTTCTTGCCATATTTCCTCCGTATAATTCATTGGCTACTCGTCATATTCAATGACTTCGATCTCAAAAGTAAGGCTTTCTCCTGCTAAAGGATGATTGTGGTCTAATACCACAGTGCTTTCCGTCTCAGAGAGAATCTTCGCTGTCAAGGGCTGGCCAGTGCTGGTCTGACCCTGGACCGTTGTCCCGACTGCAAAATCAAAACCATCGGGAAATGCTGTTTTTGGGGTCTCTCGAATTGCGTCAGGATTCACCTCTCCATAAGCCTGATCAGGGGGCAAAGTGAAAGTCTTAACCTCTCCAAGACCCAAGCCCATTACAGCGTTGTCAAACCCTTTAATAACTTGACCAGATCCCACTTTAAATTCTAGCGGAGTGCCTCTATTCTTAGAATTATCAAATTCTGTTCCATCTTCTAATGTGCCTTTATAATGGACCTTCACATTATGTCCCTCTTTAATTAAACTCATGTTTTTTCCTTATATATTATTTGAGTTGAGACACCTGTAAGCCCGTGCCTGCCCTGCGGCATTAACTTTAGCCAAGAAAATCAGCAAAAGCTTCGTCGACAGAATTTGTTTCCTCGGACTTCTTCTCGTAACGAGCAGTCTCCTTAGAAGATGATTCTGCATCCTCCTCTCCAAGCAAAAACTCATCGAGCATAGTCTGTACCTGTTCGGGTGTCTTGCGTTCAAACAAGTTGGTAAAATCAGGTACCTGCTCAAGAAGCTCCTTAGACTCTTTCTTTGTTTTTGCCAAACCAGACGAGCGCCGGCGAGGCGTAATGCTGGTTTGTGGAAATTGAGCCCCTGGTGGCTTTCCATAGTTGATCACGAGATCAGTCCCATCATCAATGTCGGTGATGTCGCCGTAGTCAGGGTTAAGCACAAGACTCAAAAGCTCCTGATAAGCCATCTTGCCGAAGCCCCAGACGCGAACGCCTTTATCCTCTTCCCCTCGAACGACAACGGGAGCAAAAAATCGCTGTCGAGCCATAAGACTCTTTGCCATTTTGATGCTATCATCAGTGCCCTCGTTAAAAAGACTCCGCACGAAACTATCAAGGGGATCATCCTCACCAAAATTCTTCTTGGGGCTCAAAAATCCAGGATTGTTTCCTACGTTATAGTGAAACCAATAATCCTTGAATGGATCACCATCTTGTGTTGGAACGATCCGAATCGTAGTTTCTCCATCTTGAGGACGCCAAAACATTTCTTTGTTTCCTCCTCCGTTTCCGCGATTATTAAGCGCCGCAAGTTTTTGGCGCATCTTATCCATATCAATAGCCATAATATTTTCTCCTTTAAAATTATAGTATGTCCAGCAAATGTCCTAGACATCTAGCTTCTTTGAAATTATAGGAACAGTTAATCAGACGTCAATAAAAAATTCGTCTTGTATCATCGAAGAATTTGCAACTGTACAAGCGTAATCATCATCATAGTCTGCAGAATAAATCCCAAAATAGGACCTAACATGTTCATCTGATTTTTCTCTAACTTGAGACGTTATGTCTCCCAGCAGGCCAGTCTCTGCCTCAAGTTTATCTTGGTTGATCAGGTAGTAGTACAACCTTTCTCTAGGTTTTTGTAAATCATAAAATAGTTCTTCTTCACCAGTTTCCACATTACACATACCAAAAGTCGATATGCGCGCAGTGTCCAGTGAGTCTGAAAAAGTATCAAACTCAGCGTCTGTATTGTTACAGTAGTTCAACATGTGTATAGTGGATACTACTAGTTCGTTCAGCTTATCATAGAACCCTACAACAGGGACGTTTTCTAGAATATCCTGCAATCTTTTGTTATCAACAACATACATTTTTTTGAAAAGCGCGGAGCGCGTGTATTGTTGTAAAACATGAAAAACAAGCCTCTCTCGTTTTCTTTTGATCTCCGACAAAAGAGAAATATCTGGACGTATGTAGAGAATATTCACACTTTTTGAATTTAACTGCTGCAAGATCCTTAAAGTTGCACCCGTGATCTTTCCGCCGCCTGCAACGACGAATAAAGACTCACCAGTAATATTTGCAAAAAATCTTTTAAAAGAAGGGCATTTTTTCTCATAATCTTCGTGACTTTCTTGTAAAGGAAGAAGCTTAAATTTTTTACCAGACCTTTTTTTTGAGTCTATGCGATAAACCTGATATTCCGAATATTGCATAAACTTCTCTGCAATGTTGCAGCCTGCTTGACCTAAACCAATTATTGTCTCCATTTATACCCCGGAAGTATTGCCCATAAGTTGTTTAACAAGAGAGCCCAAAGCGGCATCTGGCATGCTCTGAATACTGGCCATGGCTGCAGGATTATTGTCAGAAATTTGCTGCACAGCCGGCAAGAGAACAGAGCTAAGTGCTGCTTTTGCTTTTTCAGTTGTGTCGCCTCCAGAGGCAGCCGCCTGTCGCTGTGCGGTTCGCTGGCGAAGGGCCTCTGTATCACCAAGAGTAGGAGTCGGCGGTGCAGCTTGGCCCTGTTTTTTTCTCATTTTAGCGATGCGTCTATCCATAAAGTCCCTAGAAAGTGCGCTGATTTCTTTTGGAGACAATTTGTCGCCTTCGCCTGGCATTCGTGACACTCTTGCCTCATATTCTTCTTGCTCTTTTTCCAACTCAGCCTGGGCTGCAGCCTTTTCTTCTTCTGTTGCAGGAGGGTCTAGCGCCACTTCTGTAACAAGTTTATTGCTCAAAACTTCTCTTATCATATTTCTTAAATTGTTAAGCTCTAGCTTTTTCATATTTTATTCCTCTTCTTTTTAATTTATTTTTTTCATATTACCAAAATTTCTTCCCATGCTTACGTTGACTTTGAAAGTGCCTAAATCATTTTTTGAAAAAGTGTCAACTATCTGATTCAGCAAAT